GAAGTCGAAAGCAAGGCGATGGAAGCCAAAGAAGAGCGCGAGATCAAGGGCATCAAGAAAGAGCTCAAGCATCACGAAAGCGAAAAGGCAGGCAAAGCTCACCACGGTCTTAAACGTGGCGGCAAAGCTGAGAAGGATGTCCCCGGTGGTTTGCTCGGTGGCATCGAGGCGACTCGCCCTGACTCCAAGCGTGTCACCGGCGGCGTTGAGGGCCCGGGCTACAAACGTGGCGGTAAAATCGAGCACGATACTGTAGCCTCAGAAGCCAAAACGAAAGTCGTCGGCGCTAAGCAAGCCAAAGGTTTTCACACCAAGACAGGCGGTGTTGAAAAGAAAATGGCTTACGCTCGCGGCGGCTCAGTCAAGTCTTACGAGAACACTGAGATGCACGGCGGGCCAAAAATGCCTACCAAGCCCGCAGGCACTAAAGGCATCAAAGAAGCGCCAGCAGGCTACGCTCATGGCGGTCACGTCGCCCATCACAAAGCAAAGCATCATCATGCTGAGGGCGGTCACATTCACATGCACGAGCATTCTGCAAAGCATGCGTACGGGCACGAGAAAGCTGACCATCACCCGATGAAGAAAGGCGGTCACGTCATGCACAAAGCCAAGGGCGGCATTTGTAACTACTAAATAGCGGGGGCTTAGCGCCCCTGCTTTTTAAAGGATAGCTATGAGCAATAACATTGTTGCGTCAGTCACCCGTAATGGCGCATACGAGCCGTTTGACTTGCAGGTTGCCCGCAATCAGATTATGGGACACAGCGTCCTAAGCCTGTTTGGATATCAAGCCTCTGTTACCACGACTTCTATCCCAGTTTGGGAAAATGCGTCAACCTACACTTACATTACCGCTGCTTCTACGCTATCGTTAGTGAGCACATCAGCGTCTGACGACACAAGCGCAAAGATTTTAATTAGCGGATTGGATTCAAACTTTAATTCGATTTCTGAAACTTTGGCAATGAACGGTACTGGAGCTGTTACCACAGTAAACAGTTATTTCAGGGTCAATAACTTAGTGATGGTGTCGCCGGGTACTAGCCAAAACACTAACGTCGGCACGATTACTTTAAAACAATCGTCTAACGTCATTGCTCAGATCAATGCTGGTGTTGGTAAATCGCAGAGCACGATCTACACCGTGCCTGCTGGTTACAGCTTCTACCTTGATCTAGCTGAAGTTAACACTTCAAACAGCTACACAGGAAGCACCATCATCACCTACAAAGTTCAGGCAATTAACAACGTGACTGGTGTAAAGTTAAACGTTTTGCAACAGCCTTTTGTTTCAATTTATACAGCATCACGCTCATCTGATCCGTTTATTTATACCGAAAAGACTGATATTCAATGGCAATTGTCCACTAGCACAGGAACAGTCTCTGCGGGCATCATCCTTACAGGTAAATTGATTCAAAACAACAACAACGTTACCGGCAGCGGCACTTAATCATGCCTAGCAAATCACCCGCTCAGCACCGCCTGATGGAGGCGGTTGCGCATAACCCTAAGTTTGCTAAGAAAGTCGGTATCCCTCAGAAAGTCGGCAAAGAGTTTGCTAAAGCTGACAAGATGAAAGAGGGCGGTCTCTATGCCAACATCCACGCAAAGCAAGAGCGTATCGCCCACGGTTCGGGCGAGCATATGCGCAAAGTTGGCAGCAAAGGCGCACCTACTGCGGCTGCTTTTAAAGAGTCTGCAAAGACCGCCAAGATGAAAGACGGCGGGGTATCGCTTGCTGTAGGGCGTGGCGAGAAGCTACCCACCAAGCAAGGCGCAGGTTTAACCGCCAAGGGTCGTGCAAAGTACAACAACGCAACCGGTAGCCACCTTAAAGCACCACAACCCGAGGGCGGTAGTCGCAAGGATTCATTCTGCGCAAGGATGAGTGGCGTAGTCAAGCACGCAAGCGGCGATGCGCCACGCGCAAAAGCCTCGTTGAAACGTTGGAAATGTCCGGGGTGGTAGATGTCAACTAGCGGCACAGTCTCTCAGACCACAATATCCGTTGCCCAACTCATCGACCACGGTGCTCGCCGTGCGGGTAAGCTTGCTGAAGAGCTGACTGTCGAACAAGTCGCTGCGGCTAAAGAAAGCCTGTACTACTTGCTCTCGAGTCTGAGCAATTACGGCGTCAACTACTGGGCTATCAACAAAGTCATTGTTGGTCTGCAGCCCGATCAGTATGAGTACTTCTTGCCTGTCGGCACGGTTGACGTGCTCAACGCCAACTATCGCACACTCACTAACGTCAGCACAGGTGCTTACAGCACGTCAGGCGTGACTCTGAACGCTTTTAACGGCGTGGGCAACTTAGTATGTCAACTCAGCACAAACACGGGCGCTATTGGCATCGCAAACGGCACGAGCAGCCCTGTCTACATCACCACGATTGGTATCTTGCCCGCAGTGTCAGGCTCGGTGACGGTGAATCTGCAGTATTCGCAAGATGGTACGAATTGGGTGACGGTGTACGCCCCCGGCGCGGTGACTTGGTCAGCAAACACTTGGATTTACTACGATCTTGACCCGTCTGTGACAGCGCCTTTTTGGCGTATTCAGCAGGTTTCAGGCGTCAATATGGGCTTTTATCAGGTCGTTTTTGGCACAAACCCGATGTCAATTAACATGGCTCGCATGAACCGTGATGATTACTCGAGTTTGCCAAATCGCTCATTTACAGCTCTGCGACCATTGCAATACTGGTTCAATCGCACGATTCCGCAGCCGAACATGGAAGTCTGGCCGGTGCCTAACAGCATACAGCCTCAGCTTGAGCTGTGGTTGAACCGTTATATTCAGGACGTTGGCGATTTGAGCGGCCAGATTGAGATTCCGCAATACTTTTACTTGGCGATTCAGTGGGGTTTGGCGCATCAGATGGCGTGCGAGCTGCCGCAGGTTGATCCTGCGCGCATCCAATATTGTGAAGCGCAGTATGAGAAACACTTTATGTTGGCGCAGAATGAGAACCGAGATAAGTCGCCTATTATGATTTCGCCAAATATCAGCATGTACACTAGGTAAGGGGTATAAAATGCCTCGCTTCCTTGATACAATTGGCAACAGCACGTTAAGTGTTTTCATCTGTGACCGGTGCAAGATGAAGAGAGCTTATAGCGATATGCGGGCTGACGGCAACATACCTGCGATTAAAGTTTGTTCTGAGTCGTGTAGCGACGAGTTTGACCCATATAGATTGCCGGCAAGGCAACCTGAAAAGATTACGATACGTTTTCCTCGTCCAGATGTGGACGTTGCACAGGTGCATAACAACATAATCCTTGATCCTGATATTCAGAACAAAGATGATGTTGGTATCGCCACCGAGCAAGCGAACACGCCGAATGACGGTAATTTAGACGTACTTTCACCGTAGAGATTTATATGGCAGATGTCAGGATCACAGCCCTTCCAGCAGCTCAGGCCATCACAGGTACTGAGCTAGTACCTGTCGTCCAAAACGGTTTGACAGTACAGACGACTGTTTCTGCAATCACCTCAAGCCCCTCGCTCACCCAAACATTTTTGACTGTTGGCTTGCAAACGGGCTTGCCCAACAGCCGTTACTTCTCAACGGGTGCGGGTATCGGCATCACAGACGGTGGTGCGCAGGGCGCGTACACGATCAGCTTAAACGGCACGAGCGGCTCATTAGAGAGCGCAGGCACGGGTATTATCGTTAAGACTGCTGCAAATACGATCACAGCACGATCGTTTGCTGTGAGCGGTTCTGGACTGTCCTTGAGCAACGGCAGCGGGGTAAGCGGCAATCCAACGCTCTCTTTGAGCGGCTTGCCCCTAACGCTTGCAAACACGGTCGGCACAGGCTTATTAGCAGTCAACGGTGCGGCACTTACGCCCCTCACGATCACAGGCACGTCTAACCAAATCGCAGTCACAAGCGGAGACGGCTCGATCGGCAACCCAATCATCGGCATCGCATCAAACCCTGTGCTGCCGGGCACAGCCGCGGTGCAGGTGCCATCAGGCACGACAGCGCAACGCGCAGGCGCTATTGGCGCATTCAGGCTTAACTTAGACACAGGTTTATTTGAGGGCTATAACGGCTCTTGGAACTCCTTTGCAGCAGGCTCAGGCGTTACCTCAATTGCAACGGGCACGGGGTTGACGGGTGGTCCAATCACCTCGACTGGCACGATCTCAATCGATTCAACAGTCGTCACGTTGACAGGCTCTCAAACTCTGACTAACAAGACGATCAACGGAGCGAGTAACACATTAAGCAACATTGCTAATGCATCGCTTTCAAATAGCTCAATCACGATTAACGGGAATGCGGTAAGCCTAGGCGGCTCGAC